CAGAGGTACAATTGCTCGTACCAATCTACGGGGAACACGGCCTTGACAAGAAGCCGTGATATGGTGTCGCTTGCTGAACTGAGATCGATTGTCGCGCACTCACCGCTTAATGAAGCGGCACAGGCAACCCGCCTGTGGGTATCTTGCGCTTTCTCGAGGTCAATACCTCGCTCACGTAGTCTAGCTCTCATCTTCCGGCCTAGGCCGAGTTGATAAAAGCCAGCTAGTGAGGGCTCCTTTGCACAGGGTCGTGAGACCAGTGCAGTTTTGGGAGCGCAGAAAAAGACGTTTCCTCTCACGAGGTCGAAATCATCAGCACCCAGACCAAGCCGTCCTTCGCTTCGCAGCGAAAGGTACGCTTGACCCCACTTTGTACCTACCCAGGTACTCAGCAAGGGCCATTGGTCGGGAGTCAGTGTTGGCATCGATGACATTTTGTCGCAGACGGTTGTCATACGAGAAACGTCACTGAGCGTCGCGCCTGGACCAAAGAAACCATCGAGTTCCTTTGGAGCTTTTCCCAACAGAGCTTTCACCCATGTCCTGACGGACAAAAGTGATCGGCCCATATCATCGTCGTGGAGGACTAAGTCCCCAGTATCGATGTATGGATCCAGCTTCCTGTTTGTGATAAAGCACATCCGTTCAGCCTCCCACCATTTTTCAATGGCAGCAGCTTCTGGGTCCACACCTGGAACTGTCAAACCCTCAATCTTTTTAAGGAAAGAAGTAGCCTGATAGTCAGAGAATAGACGTTCGGAACAGATGTAGCGTTTGGGATCCATCTCTAATGAGAAGATTTGCTCCCACTCCCCGTACCTCAACAGTATCGCTACTGTCAGAGCACGAGGAGTCGCTAGCCCCTCCATTAGGGTGAGGGCGGCGGCATGCACGTCTGGTGTCAAACCGGTGACCATGTGAACTCCTACCGTTAGGTTGCGGAAACGCCGTCAGCCATGCACTGTTTGATCAGTGCAGAGGCGACGAGATTCGCGAATTGATAGGCGGCTTCCTGCACGTCGGCGGTGGCCATTCCCTTGG